ATTTTTAATAAAGAACTCATTACTTTATCAACAGCTTCATTACCTGTTGCACCATCAACACCTTCACTTACAGCAATTGTAATATGATCAAGTATTAAATAATTACAACCTAAAGCCGCTAAATATTCAATTCTATTTAATAAAGAACTATCAGCTACAGATCCTTGGTGGTCCAATAATATTAATCTTTCATCTTTAAATACATTATCATAACCAATCCTAGCTTCTTCATCAGTTACATCACCAGGCATTCTAATATTTTTATTAATAGACATACCAATAAGTTTAGTAGCAGTATCACCAATAGATTCTTCTAAGGATATTAAACCTATTTTATCTTCAGTTTTATCTAATAAATTTAAAATAGTTTCTTTAACAACAGTTGATTTACCACTACCTGTACCAGATGTAAACAAAGTAATTTCACCTAATCTCATACCAAATAATTTATCATTTAAACCTTTTAAACAATCAGGATAAGCAATTGATTTAACTTCAGATCTTTCCTTAAATGCTTGCCATATTTTTTCACCTGAAACAAAATTGTCAGGCTTATAGGCTTTAGCACTCCAAACATCTTGAAGATACTCATCAATTAAACCTTTTGTTAAAGCATCATTAGCATCTTTGTGAACACTATTTACAATATGAGCTTTTCCAGGTTTAATAATATGTGCAACATCTTTTGATGCTTCAATACCAAACTCATCATTATCAAATGCTAAAAATATTTTATCATATTTATTAACAAATTCTAAATTAGCTGCAATATTTCTTCTAGCACTTTGGGCTCCATTAACAATTGATACAACATCAAATTGAGCCTTAGCTTTTGTTAACATTTCTAATATTGATAAACAATCTATTTCACCTTCAGTAATAACTAAGTTTTTTCTTTTACCACTATTACATTGATTAAATAATTCAGGAACTTCTGCTTTACCAATTGATCTAAAATCTTTGGTAGCAACTATTCTTTTCTTATATGCTTTAATTTTTTTATTTACTGTTATAGGATAAAAATGACTAACAATATTTCTATTTTCATCATATTCAATTTTAACACCAGCATTATATAAAACTTGTTTGGATATACCTCTAATTGAATCAACAGGAAGCTGTCCAATTTCATCCAAAGTTAATTGTGTTTGTACTACATTAAATTCTACTTCTGTATCTTCTGTTCCAGATGCAGTACTTTTTCTACAGCTAAAACAATATGTAGATCCATCTGAATAAACAGCATTTGCATCTGAAGATCCACAAGGCTCACAACTTGTATGCTTTATAAACGTCGTATTTTTTCCCATAACTTTCCTCTTCTCTATGTTATTTTATATTTTTTGGTTGCCCATTTAACAAACTTTTTAATATCCTTACCGGTAGCACAAGTCATCATACAATTTGCTATATTTGAAACAAATTCTACATTACCTTTTACATAACCTAATCTTGGATTAACCCTATCTAATGTTGGACTTAATTTACCTAAAGATTTATTAGATACTTTCATTTTATAACCTAAAATTGGACATATACAATTTTTAGGAAATATAGATTCTAAATAATCAGAAGTTAAATTAAATGATAAATTTTTATTATTAGCTCTTCTTTTAGAAGCTTTACAAGCAGTAACAGCTATACCTCTAATAGAACCATTATATTTTTTCTGATTAAATGCCATTAATATATCCTTTCCAATATTCTATCGACCATTTTGAATGATCTTTAAAATCTTTTATAAGATATAACATTGTACCCATTACATTTAATCTAGATATAAAATCATCTGGATAATGTGTTTTATAAGCTTTTATAACTGCTTCAAATTGACCTTTTAAATCTTTATCTTTTAATATTTTATCAGCTTTTACTGGACCAATACCTTCTATACCTGGTATATTATCAACAGCATCACCTGTTAATAATTGTTGATGAAAAAATTTTATTCCTTCAACTGTAGAAACAGCAGATAAATTATTATGTAATAAATTATAAAATAAACCACCAATAGTTTTCCAATCCTTATCAACTGTTATAAGCATATATAATTGATCTTTTTTAATATATTTAAATGCTTCAACAGAGGCTGTATCATCAGCTTCATAATTATTTACCATAATTGGATTATATTTTTCAATAACATAATTACGACATTCTAAATAATTATCTGGTTTGTCTCGTCTTTTACCTTTATATTTTAAAAACTCTTGTTGTAATTCTTTTCTAAAATTACCACCACCTGAAACATGTAAACTATATTCATCACAAGCTGTATTTATTTTTACCTCTTTATATATGTCATCAAATGTTTTTTTAATATTTAAATTATCCTTTATTGATTTATGACAGGCTCTGTATATTAATACATCACCATCAACAATCCCTATCATTTTATTAGTGTGTTTCATACCAATTTTTTCCTTCTTTAGCATCTCCTGCCATTTGTATATTTAATTCTAATTCCTTAGTAATAAAATCACCAAATGAATAAGATAATATTTCTTTTACTCTTTTAATATTTTCTGGTTTAGTTTGAACTTGAACCTCATCATGAATTAAACCTAACATATCAACATTTAATTTTTCCTCTTTAAACATTTTAAAAGCATTAACAACAGCTGATTTAACTGTAATTGCTTCATATGCTTGTAATAAATAATTTAACAATTTAAATGAAGATTCAGCATATATTTTTCTTCCATCTAATGCTGGAATAAAACCCATACCGTCTTTGTTTTGTGTTGTATAAAAAAATTTATTTAATCTATTATTTAATTCTTTCAATCCAGGAAAGGCAACATATAATTTATTTTTAACTTCTTTACCTTTTTCTAAATCTTCAATTCCATTTACCATTTTACCTAATTTAGCAAAACCTGCACCAAAAATTGTAGCATATAATAAACTTTTAGCTAATTGTCTAGGAACACCTACAACATCTGCTGTTCTTTGATGTATATCACCATTTAAAATATGATCATTTATTTCTTTACTATTTAAATAATGACCTAATGCTCTAATTTGATTACCAGAACTATCACAACCAACCATAACCTTGTCAGTATCAGCTATAAATAATTCTCTCATTTCTTTACCAAAGAAAGAATTACTTGATGGTACATTAACAATTTTAGAATGTCTTTGTCTATAAGTTGGAGTACCTATATTAAAAGCTTCAACATAAACTCTGTCATTATTTGCTTCAGCAAGTTCAATCCAACCCCTTAAAACACTGTGTCTAGATCTTAATTGATAATATTTTAAAACTTTTTGACCAATGTCACCTTTAATAGAACTTAAAGTATCTTCAGTAATTTTAGGCTCTCCCTTTGGTGTATATTGGCTAGGTTGCCAACCATTATCTAATAACATACCTCTAACTTGATCCATATTACCTAAATCAGCTTCAATCATATTAAATCTTTGAAAGGTATCATTAGGGTTCCACTTATCAGTATCAGTTTGTTTTATTTCTTTACCTAAAAATTGTGATAACATTCTAGCAGAAACAGAACTAAATCTACCATCTTGTAAATATTTAGCCTTTTTTGGATCCTTATCTATTAAAACTTTTCTAGGTTTTAAAGTAGGATTAATTTCATCTTCAATAATTTTCATTTCTGAAGCTAAATATTCATAATGTTTTCTGGCTAAAGGAGTATTAAATTTCCATTTAGTTTTAATTTGTTGTGAACATAATTCAGCAATAGCATGCTCAGTTCTTAAAGCCTGTTGAAATTTTGGTCTATTTGCTATTAATTGTTGTGCTTCATTAATAACATATTTATAAACTTTATGGTTCAAATTAACATCTTGAATCGCATATGTTTTCATTTCTGGACTATATTTTAAAAAGTCTGGGCTTTCACCTTTAGCATCATTTAATATAAGACCAAAGTTTTTAAGACTGTGCTTACCTTCTCTTCTAAAATTATTCATTTGACTAATAATCATAGTATCAATCATTTTAATTGATGTAGGTGGTGTCCAGTTAAGTAATTTATGCATTACAACATTATCATAACCTATGATATTGTGACCTATTAATACAGTTGCTTTATTTAAAAATGGTACTAATTCATTTAATGGTTTTGAATCAACATCATAATCACTAAAAGTAATTATTTCATTAGTATCAATATTTTTAGTTACTACTAACCAAATTGTATCAACCGTATCTATAAGGCCATTTGTTTCGATATCATATATTATTTTCATATTTTAATTTATCCTTAAAGTAGTTGTATGTTTTTGCATAAAGCATTTCTTGTGAACTATTATTATCAAAAACTATTGGTAACTCAACATCATCTAAACCATGTTCAGATCTATGCTCATCACCATTATGTCCTGGCCTTTTAACACCAACACAAAAACCATATTTATTAATTAATTCTAATTCATTTTTAAATCTTACATCAGGTATAACAATATTTTGTTTTACACTTTTAATTTTATTTTCTAATACTTTTACCCATATATCTTTATGTAATTCATCTCTAAATGCCATACCAATCTTTTGCATCATATCTCTTGGAGATAAATAAAACCAACCAGGTAATGATTGCTCTCTAAATTCTCTTTCACCACCATCACCAGATAATATTGCTTTATCAATACCAAATGTACTATGCACTATATCCTTTATTGGTTGTGCAAATGACATCTTTTCAAATCCAAAACTTGTTTGTAATACATTTGCAATTGTATCTTTTCCTGAGCCTTTATATCCTGCAACTCCTATAATCATATTTAATCTCCTTTGTTGTAACAAGTATAACCAAATGTTGGTTTATTATTATAAGTATAATAACCCCATATTTCATAATTACCTGGTTTATAATTAGGATTATCTTTCCAAATAACCATTTTATAATAAGCATCCTCACAAGATTCACCTATATTAATTTTAACAGGTACTTTAATTGGTTGTGCATTTATAATAAATAATATTAATATAATTGTTTTCATAATTAATGAACTGTTTCAACCTTTTTAATTGTATATAAATAATTACAAGGATAAAATTTTCTAAATTCATCATCTATTTTAGCCTCTTCGAATATAAGATCTAAATCTTCTGGTTCTAAAATTTGTAAATCTATTATAATACCAATAGTAATAATTAATTCTATTTTACCACTATCATTATTAACTAGTCCAACCCTTTGACCTTCTAATGGTAATAAATATTTTCTAATTTCAGATTTCTTTTCACCTGACTTAATTAAATCTAACCATTTTTTATCAATATTAAATGTGTGCATTTTAAATATTTTATCTTTAAGATTCATAATTTCCTATTCTGTAAGGCATAGAATTAGCTGGGCGATTAAACCCAGCCAATAATATTAAATGCTAATTAAATTACGTCTTTATCTGTATCAATTTGTGCAAATTCTAATTTATCTGCATTTTGATATTCAACAATATCTGTAATTTGCAAAGCTAACAACTGTGTTGATATACCTTTTTTACCCATATATTCATATGGTTTAAATTTAACTTGAACATTACCTTTGGATCCGTTTCCAATAGTACTTGTATCAAGAATCGGTTGTAAAGATTTATCTACAACAGGTGGTGGAGCAGTATTATATTTACCATCTGCATCGGCATAAATTTTTTTCTTTAATCCAGCCGTGTAAATAACACCACCATTTTCTTCTGCTGGTTTTACATTTATACCAGCTTTCTTCCAAGCCTCAGCTTGAACTTTATCCGCAGTCTTTACAGTACATGAATACTGAGGCGACTGTTTATCAAAACCCATATCTGGATTTTTAGGGTCTAATTTTACCCAACTTAACTCTACATTATTTAATAACATATTATTTTCTCCTTATTATATTATTGAGGTCTTCTACCTTGTCTATTATATTTCTTATAACTTCGTTTTTCATCTTTATTTAAAGATTTTTTATGAGTCCTTACCCGCTTTTTGGGTTTGGCTCTTTCCACAAAGCTCTTGAACTTTCTCGCCATATTTACATTCTCCGTCACATGGACCACAATTTAAGCACAAACAATTGCAAGTAAATTGGTCCGGGTTAGTTGTGTTTTTACAATCTTCACATTGATAACCATCACGCATTTATCCTCCTTTAATAAATAATTAATCTATTTATAAAGCCAATATATTAGGAGGATATAAAATACATTGGCTATAAAAATAGACTAATTAATTAGTTAGTTATTAACTTCTCTGTAAGGTATAGAAATAAGAATATATTCATATAAGCTTATAGATAAGTTTTTGTTTTTTAGCTTCTCTGTAAGGCATAGAATTAGGATTTCAAAATCTATACCTTACAGAAGGTTCAAATCAGTCGCAGAAAAAACCTAAATATATCCATTTTCGTAGTGATTATTTATCTATAAAAAATGTATACAATTATCGGCCTAGTGGTATAAGGAAACTAATTGCTATTTATTGTGTTAAAAGGCTTTTAATTTTAATAAATAGATATATATTAATTTTATTACTAGTTCAGGATCTATTAATTAAAAAACATAAAAATCCAGCGGGTATATTAAAATACCAGTAACATGGGGCTACACCGCAACTTTAAGGGTTCAAGGGATCTAACAATTCTTAATGGCATATCAACCGAGT